CAATACGCAGCAGATATTGAAATCATTGGTGCATCTGTCTCCTATTACTGGATGACATTTGAGGATGGCGACATTCTTCTCTACGAGGATGGCACCATAATGGAATTTGAGGTTGACTAATGGGTCGCAAGTGGACCGACAGTACTGTTGCCACAGGAACCAGTGTTGCCGCTGGTGATCTGATCCTTACCGTATCCGATCCGTCTGGTACGCCCGTATCTAAGAAGATTACGGTGCAGAACCTTATGGACTCTGATTCTGTCCGTGAGGCTATCAGGGATCACTTAGGAGACGCTGTAATTTCCGGTGGGGCTAACGTCACGGTCACGCACGACGACCCTTCTGACACCATTACAGTGGCTGTCACGAGCCTTGACGGTGCTGTCATTGGATCTGCTACTGCGGCTGCGGCGACCTTTACGGATCTGACCTTTACTGGCACCCTTACGGGCGATGTCGCTGCGTCTAATGTGACGAGCGGCACCTTTGCAGATGCAAGGATTGCTGAGAGTAATGTTACTCAGCACCAAGGTGCGCTGTCTATTACAGAGTCGCAGATTTCCGACCTTGGTACGTATGCCAATGCAGTGCATACTCATGCCGCAAGTGACATTACGAGTGGGACCCTTGCTGATGCTCGGGTTGCCCAGTCCAATGTTACCCAGCATGAGTCCGCACTTAGCATTACAGAGTCTCAGATCAGTGACTTTGGCACCTATGCAACGGCAGCCGCGCTTACGACACACACGGGAGACACCACAAACCCGCACAGCGTAACGGCTACGCAGGTAGGTCTTGGCAACGTAGAGAACACGGCTCTTAGCACATGGGCAGGAAGCACGAACCTAACGACGTTAGGGACTATAACGACTGGTACCTGGAACGGGGATACCATTGCCTCTGCCTACATAGGAAGCCACACCCATGCAGCTTCAGATGTGACATCTGGGACGTTTGCGGATGCGAGGATTGCACAGTCAAACGTAACGCAGCACCAAGCAGCCCTCTCAATCACAGAGAGCCAGATCAGTGACTTTGGATCGTATCAGCCTCTTGATAGCGGCCTGACCTCTATCTCTGGCTTGGTTACATCTGCCGACAAGATGCTGTACACCACAGCGTCTGACGCATATGCACTTACAAGCCTTACGTCTTTTGCTCGGTCCATCCTTGACGACGCTGATGCCTCTGCTGTTCGCACTACCATTGGGGTTGACGCAGCTGGCACAGATAATAGCACCGACGTTACCCTTACTGCTGTAAGTGGGAACTACCTCTCTATCTCCGGTCAGGAGATTACCGCTGGCAACGTGCCTATTAGCCTTGGCGGTACTGGTGCCACTACTGCGGCAGGAGCGAGAACTTCGTTAGGCGTAGATCCAGCAGGTACAGATAACTCTACCGACGTTACGCTTGCTGGCACCTACGACTACCTGACACTGTCGGGTCAGCAGATTACGCTTGGGCAGATTGACCTCAGCACAGACGTAACAGGTACACTGCCCTCTGGCAATATTGGATCGCATACTCATGTCTCATCCGATATAACGGACTTCCAAGAGGCAGTAGAGGATGATGTTGCAAACCTGCTGACAGCTGGAAGCGGCATATCGCTCTCCTACAATGATGTCTCTGGTGTTCTGACTATTACGAATACTGGAGCTGCAATCAACTCGCTTGACGACATCAATGATGTCACTATAACGAGTGCTACTACTGGCGACCTTCTGCGTTGGAGCGGAAGCGCATGGGTAAACTATGCAGATAGCAACTATGCCGCTGCCTCGCATACCCACGCCGCCTCTGACGTAACCTCTGGCACATTTGCTGATGCCCGCATTGCACAGAGTAATGTTACGCAGCACCAAGCGGCCCTGAGCATTGCATCATCGCAGATTAGCGATAAGGCCTCCGCCAATGGTGTGGCAAGCCTGGACGGATCTGGCAAGGTGCCGTCATCTCAGCTCCCTGCTATTGCACTCTCTGAGGTTTTTGTTGTTAGCAGTCAGTCTGCACAGCTTGCTCTTACCGCACAGGAGGGTGATGTTGTAGTTCGCACGGATGAAAGCAAGAGCTACATCCACAACGGCGGCACCGCCGGGACGATGGCTGACTACACCGAGCTTCAGACCCCTGCTGATGCGGTAACGTCCGTCAATGGATATACGGGAACTGTGTCGCTCACGACAAGCGATGTTAGTGAGGGAACGAACCTATACTACACAAGCGGCAGGTTTGACACGGCATTCGCGGCAAAGGATACGGATGACCTGAGCGAAGGGGCAACCAACCAGTACTTTACAAACGCCCGCGCACGTTCTGCGATTAGCCTGACGACTACAAACTCGTCTGAGCTTTCCTACGACAGCGGCACTGGTGTTTTTTCCTACGTATCACCGACAACGGTAGCAGATGCTAACTCTGTTACGCTTGAGGTGCGAAATACCACTGGCTCTACTATTGCAAAGGGTGCGGCGGTTTACATCAGTGGTCACAATGGTAATAAGATTCTGATTGACCTTGCTGACTCTGACGCAAGCGGCAAGTACCCCGCCATTGGACTTGCGGCTGGTGCGATTGCAAATAACAGCGATGGAGAGGTAACGGTTTATGGCGAGCTTGCAGGTGTAGATACCAGCTCGTACAGCGTTGGTGATGTCCTCTATCTGTCGTCAACCGCTGGTGCGCTAACCAATACGCGCCCAACGTCTAATGCTGATGCAGTACAGAACATCGGTAAAGTTGCCCGCTCTGATAGCAACGGTATTATCATTGTATCTGGATCTGGTCGTGCTAACGACATCCCCAACCTGGCCAATACACACGTATTTATTGGCGGCTCTTCTGGAAACGAGCAGCGGGCATTGGCAGCTGGTGACATTCTTAGTGGCACGTTCGCTGACGCTCGTATCTCCCAGTCAAGTGTTACGCAGCATGAGTCCGCTCTCTCTATCACTGAATCTCAGATAAGCGACCTTGGCACGTACCAAACGCAGGATGCGGGTCTTACGTCTATCGCTGGCCTCACGACGGCGGCAGATAAGATGCTGTACACAACCGCATCAGACACCTACGCAGTCACAGACCTGACCTCCTTTGCCCGCAGCATCCTTGATGACACGAGTGCATCTGCTGTTCGCACTACGATTGGCGTAGATGTGGCAGGGACAGATAATAGTACCGATGTCACCCTTGCCGGGGCGTATGACTACTTAACGCTTAGTGGTCAGCAGATTACCTTGGGGCAAGTGGATCTTACCACAGACGTTACCGGAACACTGCCTATTGGCAACGGCGGTACAGGTGCCACGACTGCCGCTGCCGCACGGACTGCCTTGGATGTAGATCAGGCAGGAACAGACAATAGTACTGACGTTACGCTTGCTACCGTAGCAGGGAACTACCTGAGCATTACGGGCCAAGAGATTACTGCTGGCACGGTACCTATCTCCCTTGGTGGCACGGGTGCTACCACAGCGGCTGGTGCAAGGACTGCGCTTGACGTTGATCAGGCAGGTACCGACAACTCCACTGATGTAACGATTGCTGCGGGACTTGACTACATCACAATCAGCGGCCAGCAGCTTACGCTTGGATCTGTTGATCTGACGACCGATGTTACTGGTTCATTGCCCATTGCGAATGGCGGAACCGGATCTACGACGGCTGCTGATGCAAGAACTGCACTTGGCGTTGATCCTGCTGGTACCGACAATAGCACCGATGTCACGCTTGCTACTGTATCGGGCAACTACCTCAGTATAACTGGGCAGGAGATTACGGCGGGAACGGTGCCTATTTCGTTAGGTGGTACAGGGGCAACTACTGCCTCCGCTGCTCGTACTGCCTTGGGCGTAGATGCCGCTGGCACTGACAACTCTACTGACGTAACGTTAGCGGGAGCGTATGATTACCTGACCCTGAGCGGTCAGCAAATTACGTTAGGCCAGATTGACTTAACTACGGATGTTGCTGGCTCATTGCCAGTAGCCAGCGGTGGTACAGGGTCCGCAACGGCGGCTGATGCCCGCACTGCCCTTGGGGTAGATGCAGCGGGTACGGACAACTCAACGGACGTTACACTGGCGGGTAGCTACGACTACCTTACACTCAGCGGTCAGCAAGTTACCCTTGGTCAGATTGACCTTACGACTGACGTTACGGGCAACCTGCCGTATGCTAACGCTGCATTTGCAGACCAAGACCTTTTGACAACCTCAAGCCCAACGTTTGTTGCGGTTAATGCAACCATTGACGGTGGAAGTTACTAATGGCAAGTACGATTAAAGTTAAGCGCAGTAGCACCGCGAGTGCGGTACCAAGCTCTCTTGCAGAAGGAGAGCTGGCTGCTAATACGTCTGACGGCAAACTTTTTCTTGGAAAGAATGACAGCAGCGTAGTAGAGATTGGTGCTGGTGGCGGTGGTGCGTTTAATCCAGTAGAAGCAGAAATGCTAATGCGGCAGACTTCAACTACTGCTGCTGCTGCTGATGAGGTTACGCATCCCTCACAGGTCAAGACAATCGTTTTTAGCCAGCCAACATATCCCTACAACGGCAGTCCTGTATATCAAGAGTTTGGAAGCGGTGGCATAGGTGGCAGCATAGGTCCCTTTGGCACAAGAAGGTTGGGCAGTGGCGCTACTGATATATATACTTTTATAATGCCAGCAGACTTTACAGAACTTGTTTCTGCCGAGGTGATTGCCTTAGATCAATCCACCGCTACAAGAAGTTATCAGGTTGAGGTTTGGTACGGGGCGGCTGGTGCTGCAATAACTACCAAAAACACTGGCACCTCAAGCACCTATTCATCTATCACAAATGGTTTTACCTTTGTTGATATTAGCAACGAATTTGCTGGCATTTCTGCTGGAGACGGAGTTGTTATAAACTTTCAGTCTGAGTCAAACTACGTTTACTACTGCGGAATCCAAATTAGCTACAAATAACAATGGCAACTTACGCAAAAGTACTCCTTAGTGGAGCAACATATGGGTCGCACGAGGATATTCCGCTGGATTCTTCGTACAAAACCGTTCATCAAACCTCTACGACCAGCGGTGCGGTAGAAGATGTAACTGTTGTGTTGTACAACGACAACACTTTGTCATATACATTTACAGTTTCTATTGAGCAAGATGGAACGGTAATCAAAACATTTCCAGTTACAGTACCCGCTGGAGAATCAAAAAATGCCTTGAGCCAAGTTACTCTTGCAGAAAATGTTGATGTAAAGATTAAATACTCAGCAGATCCTAATCCTGTGTTTTCAAACGAAAGCTTAATCTTTCACGACAACACCGCTGGGTCAATGATAACGTGCGATAAGGACGGTGCAAATCGCACAGAGGTTTCTCTTGATAGTCATGTGTCAGATGACCCATCAGCGTTTGCTATTGACAACATTAACAATGTAATGTTTGTTTTTGACCGAGACGTAGACAGTATCTTTTCATACAACTTGATTACTGGAAACAAACTGGGCGCAATAACAGGTATAACGACCAGTTACGGAGGCATAAATTTATATGCCAGTGGATATGCAAAAAAATTAATTGTTGTTACTCAGGGTATAAGAGTAGAATACTACGACTACTCCTCATCGTATGACCACTCAAGCAGTTCTGGTGAGTTACAATATAATAGCAACTCCTCTTATCCCATGCACTATGCTGGAATAAATAGATACGGGGTATTGGCCGTTGGTCTTGCAGGCGGTCTTAGCAACACCTTACTGTTTTGGTCTTGGGGCGATATTGGTGGAACGCAAACAACAACATTGGGTCTAAGTAGTATATACTACTCAGCAGTAAATGGCGGAATTGCAGGTCAGCCAGATGGGGATGGGTGGTGTGTTTTTAGCAACAACGCATCATATCTAACTTATTATGGCAAATTTGGAAATGGAACAAACAACTCCACCCAATACAGCACATCATATAGAGGATCTTTTGCTGGACTTGACGACGATTATGTTTATTTGGTAGCTGGCAATAGCAGTTACGCTCACTTAAAAATTGCTTACGGTAGCACTACATCTACGGCATTTATAACTAATTCCAGTTCCGCAAGTATTGGTCCATATGCGGGCTATTATCACCATACCTGTCCAATCATTACAGATGGAACAAATGACTGCATTTTCTTCCCCAACGGAAACGGATCTATTGCAAAGATTGCCATTAGTGCCTTTACCTATGCAGAGCTTGCAAACGACCCAGTAACATCAGCAACTCCAAACGGAGTGTTGACTGGAGCACCCCCGCCAACCAATGCCTACTTTACTGGCTACGCAAATCAGCAATTGCCTTAATGCCCATTCGCAAGAAACAAGATGGTTGGTACTGGGGCGGCAAGGGTCCATTTCCAACTAAAAAGAAAGCACAAGAGGTCGCTCGTGCAGCGTATGCCAGCGGCTATAAGAAGTAACTAAACCGAGGGATCAATGAAAGTACAGTACATCAGAATCTGGCAAAGCAAGCCAATCCTTGAGAAACTCTTTATGACGAGTGAGAACGGCAAACTGCGTCGCCGTTGCAAGCACAACGTCAAGCAGATGCAGCCGTTTTGGGACGACATCATTGAGTGGATCAAGGCTGACAAGGAAGAGCATAAGTGGGAGCCTGTTCCGGGCGGAGATGGACCGCCCAACGGCGATGAGTTCTACACGCGATTTGAAAACTTCCTGCTTGATACAGATGAGAAGGTTGACTACACGCCATACACGTTCTCAGAAGAGCTAATGGAGTTTGCCGACGGAATCATTGGTGAGCAGGAGCTTCTCATCTCTTGGCTGTTTACTGAGAACCAAGTACAAGAATAGGGCGGGCCACCCCCAAACCCCTGATCCCTCACCTGCCGGGGGGTGAGTCCCGCCTACTTTTTCACACTTTTCACTCTTTTCATAGGCAGAGAAAAGCATGGATATGTCTGATTTCAGCGACGAGGATCTTGATCTGCTCAATGAGCTGGTAGGTCGCATTGGCGACTTCCTTGACATGGATGAGCCGTCTTTCGTTCGTGCCTATGATGAGGATGCAGAGGTGTTTTTGCCGCTTTCCAATGGAGGATCGGTGGCATCAATCCACTATACGGGTGATGCTCTAATCATTCGTAGCGTGGTGGCAGGTGAGGTTGAATATCGCACTCTCAACGGTGAGCCAGCCAAGATGACGGCTGACTACATCAGGGAGAGGACCATAGACACCTACCAACGGGCGCGTGTTCGGGCAGACAATGCCTATGAGATAGCGCAGAACCGTGGTTGGAACATAGACGATTAGAACCATGGCAACGACAAAGGATGTCTCAAAAACCAAAGGCGGACGACTGCTCTACCGGGGCGAAACCTTCAGCGGATACAACAAGCCCAAAAGGACATCGGGAGAGCGTAAGAAGTTTGCGGTGCTGGCGAAGAAGGGCGACCAGGTGAAGTTGGTACGCTTCGGCGATCCCGATATGCGGATTAAGAAGAGCAACCCTGAGCGTCGTGCCTCTTTTCGTGCAAGACACAAGTGCGACACAGCGAAGGACGTTTTTACGCCGCGCTACTGGTCGTGCAAGATGTGGTAACTAAAACAACGAGGACACTATGCCCTACGGTAAATACGCTAAGAAAACCAAGATGAAGTCTTACAAGCGTAAGAAGAAATGATTCCTTGGTTCATAGACAAAGACCCTAAAAAGGTCACACCGCGACCACCGGAGCAGATTCCTGTGGCGGCACTTGTACCACCAACCGTACTACCTACGATGATTAAGAAACTACTTGACCGACTTAAAGAAGCCTCTACGTGGGCTGGACTTGCTATTGTGGCTCAGTTCCTGCCTATCGGCATGGAGGAGCTTCAGGTTATCTGGGAAGCTATCACGGCACTCGCCGCTGTTGCCGCCATGCTGATTCCTGAAGGGAAACCAGCCGAGGATGCCAACAACGGTTAGCATCTTTGCTTATATTCATGGAACCCAAGCATTAAACCATGTTCTGTGAATGCTCATTGTCCGAGGTGCAAGAGTTCTCGCTGTCACGTAACGGCGGGGACCTTGCGCTGTCGGATAATTTTATTTTAAGTGAGTTTGCGTGTAGCGATGGCTCAGACATCGTTCTTGTGCATCCGTCGCTTGTAGCCCTTCTCCAAACCATCAGGACGCACTTTGGTAGGCCCGTTCATATCCTCAGTGGGTATAGGACTGCTGAGTATAACGAGCTGGTGGGTGGCAGCAAGAACAGTACGCACAAGAAGGGCATGGCAGCAGACATTGTTGTACGAGGGGTTAGCCTCAGAGCAATTTATGAGCTTGCAGAGGATCTTGATGCGGGCGGCATTGGTATCTACCCTGATAACAGGT